ATGAACTACAAGATATGGGTGTACTTGCTAACTGTGATGTGAATGTAATACAATTACAAGAAGATGTAAAGTACGGCGACTATCAAAGCGAACTAACTTATCTAACTACTAATAAAACAAGATTGGATTATATGAGTGACCTAATAGGTAGATTTGCTGAAAGTGGCAATACACTAGTGTTGGTCGATAGAATTAAAGCTGGGCAAGGACTAGTAGAACGACTAGGAGAAGATACAGTTTTTATAAGTGGTAGTATGAAGAGTAAGGATAGAAAAGATGAATATGATGAAGTCAGCGAAACCAACAATAAAATTATCGTTGCAACATATGGAGTGGCGGCTGTGGGTATTAATATACCTCGTATATTTAATCTTGTTCTCATTGAGCCTGGCAAGTCTTTCGTTCGTGTTATACAGTCTATCGGGCGTGGTATTCGTAAAGCACAAGATAAAGACCATGTGCAAATATGGGATATAACTTCAAGTGCAAAATTTAGCAAACGACATTTAACTGAAAGGAAAAAGTTTTATAGAGAAGCCAAATATCCCTTTCATATAGAGAAGGTGGATTATAGATGACTAAAATATTAACAGTAGAAAATCAATCATATGATTTGGATATGGTACCTGAAGAAATTGAAGATATAAGATATTGTGTGCTTGATTACAGTAATCCGAAAGAAGCTGATTATATCTTTGTCCCATTGGTATTTTTAGAAAGTTTCAATAGTCCGGCGGCTGTACTACAAGTTGGACAATTACAAGTAAAAGTTCCATTGGATTGGAGTTTAATTGTTTGTGATCCTATGGTAGGAGATCCTGAAGTACTGCCAGTTACAAGTTTAAATGACAGAGGATTTAAAGCCTTTGTGTTTAATCCACTCACAGGGTTTCTTCCAGAATTTACCGAAATTGAAATAGTAAACATATATCAAGAAGTAAAATGGTATTTTCCAAAACTTAAATTTGGACACATACTAGCCGTTCCTCTACAAGAAAAAGATGATAGCCCGTGTGTTTTCTTTGTTAAAGAAACAAATAAAATACCAGACGTATTGAGCACGGAGGACCTATGGTAGAAATAATTGGATATATTTTAGTTGCAGTTAATATAAGCCCACAAGGAGACGTTGGCGGTACTGCAATTAATTATTATAGTAATAATATCGAGTGTTATCAAGATGCAGTAACACTAGAGCAAGAAGCAAACGCAGGAGTTGGATTTGTTTGCTTAGAAGATTTTATAAAGGTCAATGACGAGTTATCTTAGAAGAACAGGAGTAGCCTTTAGTATCTTTATAAATGTTTTACTAGGTGGCAGGATTAACCAAACATTTAGTGCTAGAAATTGGCAAAGAATGCGTGACAATAAATGGAATTTAGTGTATATTATAGATAGAATCTTTTTTTGGAAAAAAGATCATTGTTGGGATAGTTGGATAAAATGGTGCATTATTAATGATGCAATTAGAAAATATGATGAAGATATGGGATTTGATTATAGAGTAAGAAAACACTGGTATGAATAATGTAGAACTAAAAGAACAACTAGATAGAATTGAATCTAAACTTGATGATTTAAACAAAAAATTAGATCGTCATGTAGAAGAGATATGGACAGTTTATCAGCCTATAAAAAAATTACTTGAAAGATTCGAAAGGTTTAAACTTTGGTAGACAAACTTAGTATTAAAGAAGAGATGCGAGCTATTGACCAACGTGATAAGAGTTGGTGGGATAGTCTGACGGAAGAAGAACAAAAGAAAGTTAATATCTTTGTGCTAATGCGTTATACCAGTGCAGTACAAACTAAGAATCCAGACATAGAGTATCATTATCTAGCATTAACTAATGAGCTAGTAAACAAGCACTATAACATCTTAAGACATGATGTTCAACTGCAACATAAGTTGTTACAATGCGTTGGGTTGGGTGCCACACAATTTCATCCTTGGATACCACCTAGTAAACAGAAAAAAGGCAAAGCAGGAAAACTTCTCAAGTGGTTGCAAGAACTGTATCCAATATACAACGACGATGAACTAGAACTGTTAGTGGCTAACAACGAAAAGAAAGACTTTGAAAACATAGCTGAAGAAATAGGCATGGATAAAAAACAAATTAAAGAGTTATTCAAATGACAACTGCTGAACAGGTAGTATCACAACTAGGAAATATAGACGTGACAGTAGGAAAATTTAAATGTGAATATTGCAAGAAAAGTTTTCAAAGAGAAACAACTCTGCTAGCACATAGTTGTGAAAAGAAAAGACGCTGGCAAGCAAAAGATAATCAAGAAGTCTTGGTTGGATTTGCTAGCTATGATTTGTTTTATAGAATTGAAATGCAGAGCAAGCCAAAAGAATACAAAGACTTTGTTGATGGTCAATACTATACAGCCTTTGTAAAGTTTGGAGCATATTGTATTAATACTCGAGTGATTGACCAAGAGCAGTTTACACGTTGGTTAATTAAAAACAAAGCTAAACTAAAAGATTGGCCCACTGATAAAATGTATTTGTTGTTTGTACAGGATCATTGTAAACGTGAAAGTGTTGAACGTGCATTAGAACGCTTTGTAGAACATGCAAGTGCCACAGAATACTTTGATACATTTTGGGAAAGTGCAAATGGATACCTAATTGCAGATTGGGTTGAGATGGGTAAGATAAGTCCTTGGATTATTATAAGTAGCAAAAGAGCAGAACAAGCTATTAACAATATGACTGCTGAATGTGTTGCTAGAATTGCTAAGTGTATTGATGCTGACTATTGGGCTAAAAAACGACAACTCAATCCACATGACGCACATTTTGTACAGGAGATGATAGATGGCACTACCTGATATTGATATAGATTTTGCAGATAGAACACAAGCATTAGAATTGTTCAAACATACGCCAGCTAAGTTAAAACAACGCAAGCATAACACAGGTGTATATTTTCATAGAGTACCTAGTAATCCTTTTACAGACATCTGTACTGTTGAACATACAGACGCTGACAAATATGAATTTTTTAAATTAGATTTATTAAATGTTAGCATTTATAAAGACATTAGAGATGACGAACATCTTAAAGAATTAATGGAAAGGGAACCACTATGGGAGTTATTAGCTCACGAAGACTTCGTAGAAAAAGTTTTTCATCTCAGCGGGCACGACAAACTGTTGAAACAATTGAAGCCTACCTCGGTAGAACAGTTGGCGGCGACACTAGCGATAATAAGACCAGCAAAAAGACACCTACAGGACAAAGGGTGGCCAACGATAATGAAAGAAGTGTGGACAAAACCACTAAACGATAACAAGGCTTATTACTTTAAGAAAGCCCATGCAGTTAGCTATGCAATGGTTGTAGTAGTACACATGAATTTGTTATGTGAACAACTACAGTCTTCGAACTAACTGAATATTACGTCTCTTAACTCGTTTTTGAATTATGTTATTTAAACTTATTGTAGGACCATGTAATACTTCAAAGTCTTTAATACTAAATGTTAGCAGACAATCACGAAACTTTTCAAAACTTGTTTTAAAAATAATGTTAATGGGTATCATTCTATTGGTACCCCACCACCATTCTTCACCAATTTCTAAAAATTCTCGTTTGTTGTCGTTGTCTTTAATGTTTTCAAAGTTATACATACTAGCTAAATTATTGTCCATATTTTGGATTATTCCAACATATTCATTTCCACCATACTTTATAAGTGTTAGAAATGGGAATTCATCTAATAAGTCTTGATATTTTTTGGGAATGTTGTTCATTGTATATACTTAGTCAAATAAATAGTAGTAAGGATTAGAAACATGTATCAAGCAACTGTATATCAATATAACCAAAGAGCTGAAGCTCTTATACCTGAAAGAAGAGGTACTCTCTACTATGGACCGGATAATCATAAACCTCTGGTGGCATATAGAGGACTTAATATCGAATTTGACTTTTTTGTTAAAAATACTGATAGAAAACCTCAAACTTTACATAATAAAACATATACAGCCACGTTACTTGATAGAACCACTAAATCTTCTGTTTTAAATAAAACACTTGTTCCTGACGATTATGACTTAGGTAAACTTGTACTCAAGTTAGATCATAATGAAACTCTTGCATTAACTGCCAAGCTATATGATCTCGTAGTTACTTATACCATTACAGATGTACAAGGATCTTATGGAGGATCCAGTGATCAGAATAATAGAATTACTTTTGTATTAGAAGTTAAAGATGGTGCAGTAGCACAACTAAGACCAAGCGAAACAGTAACAGTTTTTACAACTTCTGGAGATGATAAGATTGGTGGTAGAATGGAAGGTCCTGTTATTAATAATAGTAAACAAGGCATTCAAACCGCAGTAGTCTACACAACTGATTATACCGGTGTATACAAGTTTCAAGCAAGTCTTAGTTTACAACCTCTTGATAGTGATTACTTTGATGTTCCTAGTCAAAGTTATACAGTATCATCACAGACTGCGGTAAAACACTACACTTTTACTGGAATGTATACATATGTTAGATTGGTTCATACGCCTGATCCTGGAAATACTGGAACGCTTGACAAAGTCACCTATAGAAGTTAATATATAAACATGATAGTTTTAGACTTTATTCGCCAGCAAATGCCTGCTGGATGGAAGCATACACCTAGTGGTTGGATCAGTGGTAACTGTCCAATGTGCCATAAACGTGGACACAATCCAGACAAACGTAAACGTGGTGGGTTTTTATTTGAAGATGATCATTTTCAATACAACTGTTTTAATTGTGGATTTAAAACAGGCTGGAGTGAAGGCAGGCGTGTACAAGGAAAACTGCAAGAATTACTAGTTACACTTGGTGTAGATCCTTCAGACATACAAAGAATTAATTTAGAACTACTCAGAGAAGAAGAGAGTAGTGATATTGCAAAACAATATATTGAAAAGCAACAAGAACAAAAAATAACAATCGATTGGGAAAAAACTAATCTACCTCCAGACAGTTTTCGTATTGGTGAGTATCCAACAGATAAACTAGATAAAAAACAACTAGAACAACTAGCAGTGGCTTGTACATATATTATGAAAAGAGGCATGGACTTTCATGAACATTGGTATTGGTCACCTTACATGCATTTTTCAAATAGGGTAATACTGCCCTTTTACTATAAAGGTGTAGTTGTAGGTTATACTGCAAGATGGGTACCAGCTGAAAGATCTGAAAGTATGCCCAAGTACTTTAATCAAATGCCAAAGAACTTTGTGTATAACTTGGATTCACAAAAAACACATGATACAGTTATAGTTACAGAAGGACAGTTTGATGCACTACAAATGGGAGGAGTTGCACTAGCTGGAAATACTCCAAACAGTACACAATGTAAAATTATAGAAGATTTGGGTAAAGAAATTGTTTTACTTCCTGACTTTGACAAAAGTGGAATGGATACAGTTCGTGTTGCAATTAAACATGGTTGGTCTGTAAGTTTTCCTCCTTGGGAAGAAGATATCAAAGATGCTAGTGATGCAGTGGTAAGATATGGAAGACTATTCACGGTTAAGAGTGTGCTAGAAAGCATAGAAACAAATGCAACAAAAATTAAAATACTTGCAAAAAGTAGATGTAGATAGTATAATAAAGGAATATTATGAGCGAAGAATATAGCACAGATTTACAAAAATTGTATATAGAATTCTTGTTGGCTGACAAGGATCTATTTGTGCGGTGTAATGCTATATTAAAAAGCAGTTACTTTGATAGACAATTCAGAGATAGTGTAGAATTTATACAAAAACATGTTGATGAATACAGTGATATTCCGATGTTAGAACAAGTAAATGCAGTTAACAACATCGGTGTAACTGATGTAAAAGCAACTATGACAGACGAACATAAAAATTGGTTTATGGACGAGATTGAAAAGTTTTGTAGGCACAAAGCACTAGAGGCGGCAATACTTGCAAGTGCTGACAAACTTGAGAACAAAGAGTATGGCACAGTAGAAGGAATTATCAAAGAGGCAGTTGAAATTGGATTAGCAAAAGACTTTGGTACTGACTATTGGGAAGATCCAGCTGGACGTATACAAGCAATAAAGGATAGTAGAGGACAAAACAGTACAGGTTGGTTAACTTTTGACAAGTATCTATATGGTGGATTTAATTTAGGTGAACTTAATATATTTGCAGGTGGTAGTGGCAGTGGTAAAAGTTTGTTTATGCAGAACTTGGCATTAAACTGGGCCTTACAAGGTAAGAATGTTGTTTACATTACACTAGAGCTTAGTGAAGAATTATCTAGTATGAGACTAGATGCTATGCTTACTGGCATGGGTACAAAAGATGTAATGAAGAATGTTGGTGATGTAGAGTTGCGTGTTAAGATGGCAAGTAAAAAAGCTGGTGGTTTACAGATTGTACAAATGAAAAATGGTTGTACTGTAAATGATATTAAAGCATATATGAAAGAGTTTCAAATACAAAACAATATCAAAGTAGATGCACTACTAATTGACTATTTGGATCTTATGATGCCAGTTAGTGTAAAAGTAAATCCAAATGATCAATTTATTAAAGACAAGTTTGTAAGTGAAGAATTGAGAAATCTAGCTATCGAGTACAATATATTATTTGTGACAGCTAGTCAGTTAAACAGAAGTGCAGTAGATGAAATTGAGTTTGACCATAGTCATATTGCTGGCGGGATAAGTAAGATTAATACTGCTGATAATTTAATTGGAATTTTTAGTAGTAGAGCTATGCGTGAGCGTGGCAGAGTACAAATACAGTTTATGAAAACAAGAAGTAGTAGCGGTGTTGGACAAAAACTTGATCTGAAATTTAACGTAGAAAGTTTGCGGATTGAAGATTTAGATGAGGATGAACAAGAAGATACAAGCACTACAAGCATTTACCAAAAATTAAAAACAAAAACAACTGTGGCACCTGCAGGAGAGAGTGTTACAGAAAATAATATTGAGGCAGATCCACAAGTTGATATGGCTGATAGATTAAAAAGTTTATTACGAAAGAGTGATTAATGATTAGATTAGCGACACAACAAGAAGTAAAAAAATATATTAAAGATGACCCCGTTAGACCACATATTAGTTTAGACTGGAGGATGCAGAATCAACGTGAAGTATATGTGCTAGAAAACAACGATAGTATCGATGCTGTGGTTTGTGTGGCATATACAAGTAATGTACCAAAACAAGAAGTTGACATGGAAAATGTAGGTTTACTATGTGCAGTATTTTACACCGTATGGAGTTATAAAAGAGGAGCAGGCAGAGATATTGTAAATGGGGTAGCTGAAGAGATTAAAAAAACTAAACCTTGGGTAAAAAGGTTTGTTACACTAAGTCCATTGACTACAATGGCAGAACGTTTTCATATAAGAAACGGTGCTAAATTTTTAGCAAAACATAAAGAAACTCAAAACTTTGAATATGAAGTTTGCTGAAGCAAAGGTGTTTGTGACCTTATCTTTTTTATTTGTGATTCTGAACTGCAAACACTTGAGAAATTAGAAAGTCATTAATATGAGCCAATTTAGAGCCTGTGTTTTGTGCTTGCATGCCATTGATGATTTTGCTCTTATTGTTAATGGATCCTATGTTCATTCTCAGGATTCTGCAACTGCTATAAGTGCTTACCACCAATGCTCCAGCACAGATATTTACTAAATACTACTAAGATGAAGCGAAAAACACGATCAATTTTGGAAGAAATAAATGCAATGTCACCCAAACGTGACAAAAAGCATATTGTTGAGTCCAATGGGCAACAAGTTATAGTTACTGCAATAAACTTGATTAATCTGATTAATGAAAGTTTTGATGTAGAAACAGCAAGTGATTTAAACAAAAGATTGATTAATGCTATTAGAACAAAAGATCCTAAAAAGTTCGCTCGTGGTATTGGTAAAGTAGAATGAAAATAAAAGAAATACTAGTTGGTGAGAAAAAACGTCAAAAGCGTGGTAGCAGACTAAGAAGGTTAAAAGGCAAAAGTCTAATTAGTAGACTCAGAGAAGGCGGTAAAGTATTTCCTGATGCTATTCCTTTTGACCATGACATGATTCCTAGCATAATGAAAAGTATCAATGGTGTCCTAGCAAAAACTAATAGCAAAGCACTTCCGATTGGAAGTGGTGCAACACCTACTTCAGGAAAAATTAGTGGTGACTTGGATATGATTGTTGACTTGGGTCAACTTAAACAACACTTTAAAATGCCAGATGCCAAAGATGCAGATATCCGTAAAAAATTAAGACAGGTATTCGACCTAGCAGGATTTAAAACTGCACAAACTGGTACTAGTGTACACGTTGAAGTACCAATGGCAGATCATACACACCAAGTAGATATTATGGTGGTAGCAGACGGTGAAGCCGCTAGTAAAATACATACACACAACATTCCACAAGGAAGCAAGTTTAAAGGTTTAAACAAAATGATTGCTCTGGCTAAACTAGCCAAAAACAAAGGCATGAAGTTTTCACCTTACCGAGGAGTTGTTAATAGAGAAACAAACGAACTTATTACTAACGACTTGGATAAAATTGCCAAAACATTAATAGGCCCAAATTCCACAGGAAAAGATATAGGAAGTGTAGAATCTATTGTTTCAGCATTGGGTAAAGAAGGACCGGCATTTTTAGCAGACTTGAGATCTGATACAAATTGGAAAGAGCTTGACTAATGAGAGCCAGTCAATTCCTAACTGAAGCTACACAAAAAGGTAGAGAGTACAATCACTTAGAAGACCTAGTTACATTTGAAGGTAGCAAAGGCGCACTCAAGGCGGCAGAAATACTTACACGACTAGGACAAGATTCCAAAGACGTTAGCATCAAGTGGGACGGCAATCCAACATTGTTTTGGGGTCGTGAACCAAATGGTGAATTTGTAATGACTGGTAAAAATGGTTGGGGTAGACAAAAAGCAACAAGTAGTGGACAACTACAAGATTTTATAATGAACACAGGTAAAGGTGAAGACTGGAGACAGGACTTTGCTAGTAGCATGGGTAATATATTTGAGATACTAGAAGCTAATACACCTGCTGATATGAAAGGCTATGTATACGGAGATTTGTTATACTATCCAAGCAGACCTTTTGCAAAAACAGATGCTGGTATACAGTTTACACCCAATAATGTTACATACACAGTTGACCCTGGTAGTAAACTTGGACAACGTATTGCAAGTAGCCAAGTAGGTATTGTTGCACATACATATCATGATGCTTTCGGGGATAAGAATGGAACACCAATAAAAGATACTAATAGTGTAAACAGTAATGCAGTCGTAGTATTAGGACAAACATATGTTACACATCAACCCAAAGTTGATACAAGTGACGTTCAAGACATAGTTTCAACGGCAAATGCGAACGCACAAATAATAGACACGTGGTTAACGCCGGAGCAGGGACTGAGTAGAAAAGATGCAATTCTCTATAACTATGTTAATCAAATGACCAAACAAGGTAAGTTAGCCCAACTCAGGACAGGATTTA